CATCAAGTTTGGTATGTCTACCAGACGCACCAACCCAAAATACATTAGGTTCATTTATTGGATCGGGTATAAACCATCCTTGTTCATAACCATCATCTCCCTGACTTATATCTCCCATATCTACATAAACTGATTTAGGTTTGACTGTAGATGCATCTAATATTAGAGAAAAGTTTGCATTATGGTAATAAGCATATAATATTCTGTCATTAATTTCATCATACATAATCCAACCTCTGTATCCATTTCTATCTACAGGTTCGGAGCCTTCTAACATTATATTTCCTGCTGTGGCATCCATATATAATCTTTCTTCAACACCAGTTTTCATGTTTCTACGCATACATCTTTTATAATGTCTTGCATCATAGTCACTTGCATATGCCCATTCTCCTGCTGCACACAAGCCTCCTACATAATATAGACCTGTGCTTTCTACATAACCTCCACCAGTATCTTGTGATCCTATATATATTTGAGGATTACTGTGTGTTGGTCTTGGATCTTTAACAAAGGTTGATCCTCCATTCATAAGACCACTGTAGTCAAATGTAGTATAGCCATTAACATTATAAGTCATAACTACACCTTTCTTGTTTATTTTATCAATACAAATAGATTGTATATGGTTGTATGTAGATGTTGTATCTCTCCATAAAAAGTTACTGTCAAAAAATAACCTTGTCATAGTACCATCATCATTTAGTCTACGTACAGCAAAGCCATCACCCCAACCAACTGTAAAAAGTAAGTCACCATCTATTTCAAAAGCAGTTGTATAACCAATAAGTCTGTCACCACCATCATATTCACCACTACCAGAAGACACAGTAACATTACTCATACCTCTTTTAGTTACAGGTACAATAGCTACTTGCCCACTATAATTATTAGAGGCACATCCTACAATGGATTGTATATCACTTTTACTTACGTTAGTTGCTTTAAACATTCTTGTATTTCAAATTGTAACATTTTAATCATACTATCATTAGAACCTGCTGGAGCTACATTTACCATGTTTAACTCTTCAGCCAATGCTTCTTCAAATTCAGCTAGACAATCTAACCAATATTGTCTGTCATCTGTTATTTCAGTTCCTCTTTCTGACATCTTATGTTGTTATTACTTCTACCCAAAACTGGTGAAAATTCCTACTTGCTCCTACACTATGCATATAAGATGAATTCATTCCACTATAAACCAATGACGCATTAGATCTTGATAATGCACCTTGAGTTGTTGCTGAATCCATGTATATTTCTATGTGGTCTATAAATCTTGACAAAGGCAAATCATATTGAACATAATATGCAGAAGGTAATTCTATTACTGACATATTAATAACAGACAACGCACCTGCTGTATAAGCTTGACTTACTAATGAAGGACTTGAATATACACCTTCTTTAACGGCATATATTCTATATGACATTGTACCACTAGTATTAAATGTAGTATCTACAATAGTCATTGTGCCAGAAAAATCATCTGGTGGTACTTGACCTATAATACCAAAGTCTGCACCATCATCTGATGACCAAACTTGATAGTAATCTATATTACTTGTTGAACTTGATTTACCAAATACAACTTCTATTGTTTGACCAACTACTGAAGCTGATACATTACTAGGAGCACCTGGAGGTGAAGGTCTATGATTGCTTATAGCATTATCTACATATGTTTTATTTGTTGCATCTGTACCAGATGAAACTGTATCTACACCTTGTATTCTACCTGTACCACCCAATGTAATATCACCACCTGCAACTTCTAAATCAACATCAACTTTTAAACTATCATTGATTAATACAGGAGCATTAGAAGCATCATTAATAATCCCTCCTCTAAATACTGCTGTGTTTTGCACATACATTGATGTACCAGAAGCAGATGCATATAAATAATTTGCACCAATTACAACCTCACCAGAGTTTTGTACTCTAAAAGCATTAGCCCCATCACTACCTCTTGTTACACTAAGAGCGTTACCAGTAGATCCACTACCATAAATTGTTAAGTTTCCTGCTTTAGTTTGATCACCTGTAGTTCTTATAACAGTACTGTCTAGTTGAATTGTACCCGTTGAGGTTATTGTACCCCCTGTAATACCATTTGAAGTAGCTATAGAAGTAACACCTGAGCTTGTAGCATATCTTCCATCAAGATCAACTGTTACTGCAGTAAGTCCAGATCTATTAAGTGTTAATACACCATTACCTGTATCAAAAGATGCAGAACTTAAATAATAGTTTGTTGTTGTATCCTTAGATATAATCTCAATAGTATCTGTACTTGCATCAGTCTTTATTGTAATATTACTACCTGCTTTAAATGTAAGTGTATCATTATTATTATCTGCAACAATGTTAGATTGACCAGCTGCTGCAATATTTTTAAATATGTTTTGAGCTGAACCTCTATCACTATTTGATAAGGTTATTGTACCACTTGATGTTATTGTACCTGTACCAGATAAACCATTAGAACCTGTAACAGTAACTGAAGTCACAGTACCTGTTCCTGAACCTGCACCAATATCTGATAAAAGTTGAGCTTTAGTTCTGTACTTCAATCCTGAACCATCCCATACTAATATACCAGTATATGTACTGTTATCATTCGCTATACTAGTGACAGTACATGATCCGTTTATTTCTATTGAAGATAAAAAACTTATAGCCATGACATTTTATTCTTTGTTTGCAATATACATATTTTAAAAAAAAGGGGAAACACTAAATTCTAGATTTAAATGCTCCCCCTTTAAATTCTACTCTTTATTATCCTACAAGTTGCATTACTACTGTAATGTTATTTGCACCCATATTAGCAGTTGCAGTAAATGTTACAGTTCCTGAAGCTTTATCTGCAAGAACATCCATAAATACTTGATTTCCTTTAGAATCATAAGTTTGAATAATCCAAGGTCCATTAGCTAATCCATGAACACCAGTAGCAATACTAAAAGTGTTTGTAGTAGTTGCTGGATAAGTACCTGTGTATGATCTTTTAGATTGAGCACTATTTAATGTTGCTGGAGTTACATATCTAAATGTATCTGTTCCCGCATCAACTTCAGCTTGTGTTGCTATCTCTGTAACACCAACTGATCCTGTTGCAGCATTAGGTAATGTTCTTTTACTCATTGATGTAATAACACCATCTGTAACATTAATCTGATCAACTACATCTACATCACTTGTATCAAGATCTGTACTAGTACCAATCTCTTTGTTGAATGTACTTGCTAGTTGAGCATCACTAATTCCACCTGCTTTAACAGTAATAAATCCAGTTGCTGTACCAGCAAAAGTTGCACTACTAAATCCAGCAACACCTTTTTCAGTTGCTCCATCTGTAGCACCTACTCCTGCAATGTTTTGATCTTGAATAACAATAGCATAATCTGAAGCTGGAGGATTAGAACTTGCTGCAATTGCTTGATTAGCATAAATTGTATCTCCAACCTCTACATCTACATTACTTCCATTAAATGCTATAGTACCATCTTTAGTAACAACAAAGAAATCCCCGGTTGTTAGTGCAATGTTACTTGCTCCTGCTATTGCTGGTGAGTTTGCTGATGCATCATATCCACCTTGGAATACACCAACTCCGGCCACAAGTGCTTGTACTTGCCCTAAGTTAACTGCATCTTTTGATGCTGTACCATTTGCTAAAGCTGTAAGTTTGAAAGCTCCAAAACTTAAATCAGCAGAAGGTGCATCAAATACAGATAATGAAACCTTACCAAGCGGTTGTTTAACTGTTTCTCCTTTACCACTTGCTGCATCTTGTATTAATATAAGGTCATCAGTCGCTGGAAGTTGTGCCATTAATGGAGCATCTTCTATAAGACCAGTTATACCATAATCAACATCAATTGTTCCTGTAGCTGTAATTGTTCCACCTGTAAGACCTTTACCTGTACCAACACTTGTTACTGTACCAGTTGTATGAGTACCTAAAGTTAAATCACCAAGTATTACTTGACTTGATGAACCTGCTCCTGCAATGTTTATTGTACCTGAAGTAGTAATTGGTCCACCTGTAATTGTTAATGCATTACCTGTTTCTGTTATTTCAATACTTGTTACACCTGAACCAGAATCATTAACCCACTCTACTACACCTAATGAGGAAACAGCAAGTCTTTGCCCATTTCCACCAATTCCTAATGCAGCTAATGAATTTGCACCGTCTGCAAATAATATATCTCCTTTGGTATATGCTGCTAATCCTGTACCTCCGTTTACTTCGTTTAATGTACCAGCTAAAGTAATTGTTCCACTAGCTGTAATTGGACCACCACTTGTTGTTAAACCAGTAGTTCCACCACTAACATCAACAGAAGTTACAGAACCTGCACCTGCATTAATATAACTTGCTACTTGAGATAAGTTTGCAAATTTAGCATTGCTATCTGTATCATCAGAAAATAAAATTTTATCATCCGCAACTAAATCAACAGCTGTTCCATCACTGGCTGCTAATACAACGTTGTCTACTCCTGCATAATCTACTGCTAGTGTTCCTGCTGCAGTAATTGTACCACCTGTTAAACCTGCTCCAGATCCTACAGAAGTAACTGTACCATCTTTACCAAAACCTGGCATTTTATCAATTGATGTCCTGTAGATAACATCATCTGCTACAGCTGAGAACCATAAAAAGTCTTCTGCTGTTGGACTCTGTGCAGTTGCTGATAAGATTGCATTCGCTGCAGTATCATATAGAATATTTACTGTAGGTACGTCTGTTGATTTACCAGTTATACTAATACCAGTACCAGCTACAACATCTGTTACTGTACCAACGTATTGATCAGCTGAGTTAATAGTAAATGTAGAACCAGCACGTGTTACTGTGGTTGTACCTGTACCTGTATATACTATTGCATCAGTACTAGCTGGATTTGAAGCAACTAAATTTAATGTTGCTGTTCCGTTACCAGATCCTGTTGCTGTTAAGTCATAGGTTGTGTTACCATCTGCACCTGTTGTTATATCTACCCAAGCAGAACCATCATATAATTTTAGTTTATTTGTACCAGAGTTATAATAGATTTTACCTGCAATTCCTGACGGGTCTGCGCCAAGAGGCTGAATGATTACATTTTGTATTTGATTATCATTCAGATTTAAATTTCCTTGGACATTGAGTCCCGTTAAAAATTGTACTGCCATTTTGTTTTATTTATTTATTATTTATTTTACTTATTTAATTTAAAAATGCACACCCTGAAAAAGATGCATTAAATGTTATTTTTAATTGTTGAGTACTTATATACTCTACATTTCCTACTACTGTAGTATTAGCACTATCTACAACTGTAACTGATGGATATGAACCTAAACCATGTGTAATAATCCATTCATCAGATGCAACCTCAAAACATTGAGTGTATGTACCTCCATCTTCAAGTAAATCTTCTAAGTCATATATTGTAACTACATTAGTTGGTGTAACAGGACAAGGTATGCTTGCTTTTAAATTTATTTGTGCTAAAGGTTCTACAAATTGACCTTCTATTTCAGTTGATGCTACTACTTTATTACTAGCTGCATTTTGCCAATCACACAATGATTTCTTTAACACAGCTGATTCAAAATCAGAATAACAGCATGGTGATATTCCATACTTAACTTCTCTAAAAAGAACATACACCTGTTGAGCAAAATTTTGCTCTGTGTTTATTCTCTTTATAAGAGCTTGCTCTTTTTTATAATCACTATTTGATGTATGTGTTGTAGGCATCAGCAGTTATGTATTTCTTAAGTTTTTAATTTGATGTGAAGCCAATTGTAAATCAAAATCACGTGATGATGCTTTAACTTTTTCTTCATTAGCTTTAGCAATTACTTCAGCCTTATTAGCAGCAAATGAAGTTCTACACGTTTTGTGTATAGTAACTCCATCTACTTGAGTCTTTTGACATCCGCATGTGAACGGTTTATTACAATGGGCACAGTTCATAATATTTTACATTTTGGTTTATGTATATTTAACATTGTCCTGAAGGACAAGCTATTTTATTCAATCTTTGTTTTGCATAAGTATATAGCTGGATTGCTTGAGCAGATGATTGACAATATTCTGCATTTGCAACTGCTGCATCTATAAGAGTTCTAATAAATGACATTTCATTTAAAAGATCTTGCTTTTGAAATTCTGGCTGACAAGCCTGAACATCAAGTTTACATAAAACTTCATAATAAGTAGTAAGTAGAGAAGTAACTCTTAAGTGATTATACTCCACATATACTTTTGCATTTGGAGATACACTATATCTTATAACATATATACCATCAGGTATATCTTGCTGGCTATTGCCGCAATTTTCTTTTTGTAATGCTAATGTGCATGCAGTCAAACACATATCAAAATCCTTATCAACTTTTATTAGTACAGGCACACTGAAACCTGGTAATGTGATAAGTAATTCTTCACAATCCACAGCTAACTCAGATGAGTATTGGCTAGTGTCTTTAATACATAATAAACCGCAATTAGATACAGTTGGGATTTCTAAACTTAATATATGCTTATCTGCCATTTTTTAATACTTTAACATGCTATATATATAATATACAAAAAATAACAGACAATATAAAATAAAAAGAGCAGGAGTTTTTAATTCTCCTGCTCTAGTTTATTTGTGTAAAAATATATTACATTTTACCAAGCACTGTTGTATTCTACTGCAATTGGATTCCCAGCTGCATTAGCTAAAGCAACAACTTTGTCAAGTAAAGCTTTGACAGCAACATTTGCTGCATCATCATCACACTTAACATAGATTTGGTAAACATACTGATCATTATCAAATAATCCACTTGGATTGTTGAAACGTGGTACACTGTGTTGTAAGTAGTATGCTTTATATGTAGCACTTCTATCTACAGCAGAAAGTAACTCATCAGACATTTCAATTTCTCTGATTCTAGCACTGTCAGCGTTTCCTTGGTTGTAAGGAGATTGACGGTATCTTTCAGATAAGATTAAGTCTCTGATTACTTGCTCACCTTGTGTTTGTTGCATTTGACCTGGAGTCATTGTTGCAACACCACAATCATTACATACTTCACCTGTTTCATCTAATACAGAAGCAATAATTTCTACTGGCTCAGCATTAAAGTGATCTCTTGAATCAAAAGAACAATTTCCAAATTTAGTACCTACGTATGCTCCTACAAACTCTACAGTAGCAGAAACTTTACTAGCACCATTTGGATCAGTTGAAGCAACATATGTTCCAGCTAATACTTCAGCAATAGTGAAAACTTCTTGTGAAACTACTCCTGCAGTTTCTACAGATACAACAACACCACCTTCTGATACAGAAGTAAGAGTTAATGTTGCATCAGCACCACCACCAGAAATTGTTAATACATCACCTACAGCATATCCAGAACCTACAGCAGCCCAGCTAAATGTAGCAACGGCACCACCTGCAACAGTTAAAATATTAACAGCTGCACCAGATCCAGATCCACCAGTTACTGCAACACCTGCAGCAACAGAATAACCTGTTCCACCAACTAAAGTTGCATCTTTTGCACCATCAACATCTGCTTCAGCAACAAAAGGTTTGATTAAAGGATTAGCTAATACCATATCAGCCATAGTAGCACCAACTAATGCAGGATCAAGAAACTCTTGTCCATCAATACAGCAAATGTTTGCTGAATCTCCAATAGCATATGCATTGTGATTTAAGAATCTTAATGCAGGTGAACCCTTAACATCCATTCTCATAAATTGTGTTGAACCACATGGAGTACAATCAGAACCTAAAGACAATGAAGCCTTAGACTGTGATGCAACCAAACAGTTTGTATACCAAGCTCTAGATACATATCTAGGATTGATTCCTTTAGATTTTACAGATTCTTTGTATCCACCGTGACCTGGATTGTTTCCAATAGTGTCTTTAGTGTAAAATGAACCTTGTACTAAGTAAGCTAATGAATTAGCTGGCAAAGCACCTCCTGGTATTGCAATAGTTTCCCAATCTGAGTCACTAACAATACCCATTTCTCCAGCAGCTAGTGCTGATGTAGAGATTCCGGCATTAGCCTCAGTGGAACCTACTACAAACGTTTTGTAAAACGCATGATTAAAATAAGCCATAATTTTTGTTTTTTGTTGTTATAAATATATAAAGTTTGTACATTGTGTACATTAATAATATACGTAATTAATTTTAAATAAGAAAGCTATACTGTATAAATAATTTTTTGTTTAATTATTGCGTTCAGCTGCAGCTTGTCCTCTTTGTTGTTGATACTGATTTTCAATATCACCTGCTATTAAAGATGCTGTGTCATCTAACATTAATTCAACTACATCATCTTTAAATTCACAGTCTATGTTAACAGGGCTTGTAACACCTGTATATGGATCTGTACATCCCAATACTTCTATATAGACTGGTTTTCTATAATATGTTAAAACAGGGTTGACAATATTAAAGTTATTGTTTTTATATATTCTTATTGTATTAGTTTGCATAGTACAAAAAGTTTCACCCCATTCATAATCTGGATTTTTTAAAGGATCTCTTAGCAGTAATGGTACATTAGCTACTTCAGAAAGGTATACAGTCATTGATCTAGGATCTGGACAACATTCTGAAGTAGCGTCTGTACTTACTTTTTTATATTCTAAGTATTGATCTACTGGAAAATTATTTGATTCAAAATAAGTTTCTGATACAGTTCCTGTTAATAAAAGTTCTATTAATAGGGGTTGTAAATCATCAATTCTTTTTTTAGATAACTCATCCCCTTCTTTGTACATATTACCACCATGTAGCTGTCTTCTACACCATTCTAATTGTACTTTATTAAAAGCTTCTACAAATTGCCAACATTCTATATTGTCATAATCTTGACTATCTAGTTTATTAAGCCTTTGCTTTAATTTTAATAAAAGAGTATTGTTATTCATTATTCAAATTTTATGAGTTCCAGTATGGTTCCACCTTAGCAAGTAATGACATTAAAGTATCTTCATTCTCTGGATTCTTTAAGTGTTGCATACATTCAGATGGTGATTTACCCAACTTAACACCACTATCAATTGGTTCAATCCAACCTCCGGCTTTAGTTGTTATAAATCTATAGTAAAGAGAATCTTTAATCAATGCTCTTATTTTTAATTCTTCCATGTCTAAACTAGCTACTTCTAAAAATTGAGAAGCTGCTCTTTTTTTAGATGACTCGGCACCAAAACCATTAATGTATGCATCCATATTTTCATATAATACATCATTAGGTGTAGCTTTTACATATTGAACACTGTCTACATCACATATTTTTGCAACGTACATAAGTTTAGCAACATTAGAATCATACATATTTTGTAATGCAACTAGTGCTTTATTTCTAAGTTTACTTAATTCAGTTCTTGTAGATAATGATTCTTTTGCAGTATCTAAGAAAAACTTAAAAGGTGTATTAGATTCCTTTGCTGCTTTTAATGATTTAGCAACAATAGAAAAACCACCTGCATTAATTGCATGTAATTTAATAAGATCATAAGGGTCTGTAGCTGGATCTAGGAATGTTGGATCATTACCACATCTTAAACTAATCTTATCCCAAAATGCAGAATTATCAGGTTTCATTATTGTAAGTTTATTCCAAAACTCTTTATCCTCTGTGTCAACAACATTAGCAGCTAATTCAGCTTCTAACTGTGCTACAACTGTTCTTATCTCTTTAATTTTTGCTTTCTTCTCTGATTTTGGAAGCATTTTTACTTCAGGTGCAAACTCATTTAAACCTGTAACATAACGTTTAACACCATTCATTTCTAAACATGCTAAACTTTCTTCATGAAAAACACCATCATGCAATGATAATCCATATTGCTCAAGTCCCATGTTTTCTTTATTTGCATTAAAGAAAGGACGTATGGCTATAGTCTTACTTTTTGTTTGCTGATATTTTTCTACAATTGTGTAATCCTCCATTTTTTTTTTGGTTTTTAAAATTAATAATTATTTACTAGTCAAAAGTACAAATATTGTACAGTTTATTTATTAATAATTTCTAAAGCAAGATGTTTAGTCTTGCTAAAGTTTTTTGACGTTTATTCTTCTACAGCGTCTATAACTATTTTTAATACACCTGCTGTATGGTATAAGTCTCCTTTTTCCAAACCTGCAGCTATTGCTTCAACATTAGATACAAACTCTAAATCTGCCGCTCCTCTAACCCAATCAATTACTTCATTAACATGAAGCAATCTTGCTAGACCGGTAGTATTTACTTTACCTACATAAGCTTTATCTTGAAACTTCTGTGTAACTTTTTTTAATTGTGCCATTTTTATTTTATTTAAGGATTAAAAAAAAGGGAGGAGGATTAACCCCTCCCCTTTAATATTAATGTTCTCTAGAATGATCCTCCTGTGATAGGGTTTCTCATTACAATTTTTAGAACTTTAGTTGGATCCTTAACCCAAATAGCTGGCATTGTTTGAGTCATCATAACTCTATATCCATTGAAGTTTCCAGAAGATGCAAACCCTTGAGTTCTTCCCATGTAGTCCATAGTACCATTTTGGTAGAACCACTTAAGTTGATTATCCCAAGAAAGTTTCAACAAGTGAATGTTGTCATTTCCTTCATCAGTTACATCAAAGATAATAAAGCTATAAGAACTTAGAGGTCTTCCATCAATTAATGGATTCTCAATGTCATTTGTATTTAAGTTATCAAATGCTGGATTCAATACAAACTTAACGTTAGCTAAGAATGGAATAGTAAAGCTTGTGTAAGCAAAACCGTAATCCAAATCCATACCAGAACCTTTAACAGCTCCTATATCAGATGCATTTTGAACTAAACCAGAACCATATACTTCATCAGCAATAGCTTTGTTGATCAATTGCATTCCTGCAATACCTGTTTGTACAACAAGTGATCTTTGTGGGTCCGGTCCTTTAAACTCAACTTTACCTTGATAGAAGTTGTAAAGCTCAGACTTAAACATATCAAGAGTAAATGAAGACTTGTTATATACTCTTTTGAAAGAGTTATCTAACTGTGCCCATAAACCTACAGATAATCTAATATCATCTGGTCCGTCTTGTTTAATTCTACCACCTTTACCCCACATTAGGTAAGTTTCAATATCCGTTGCAATTTTAGATAAGTGAGCTGCTTCCATATTTGTAATGAAAGTACGTGTAAGAGTACCATTTTCCATAGCTTCTCTTGCACCAGCTTTACCCATATTTGCTACTAAACCTTCAATTGAAGGAACAGATGGATTTGCTGAGTCAGTGTTAAAGTTTCTCCAGATCTCAGTTACTGGTACAGTACCATCAGCATTCAAACCACCTTTGATCATTAGATCAGCACGGCTAGAAATAGAATAATGTACATGTGCTTCAGCTCCTCCTACAAAATTGTAGAATTCACGGAAACCAGAACCTGTTTCAATGTCAGAGAATCTTTCTCCGTACTCACCTCTTGCAGAACCTTTTCTGAAGAACTTTGTACCTTGAGCTAAATACTTATTATCTAAGCTAGCTGCATTGTTGTTGTTTACCAATTGAACTGTATAGATGTAGCCGTCACCTGCTGGGATAATATCATCAGCTGTGATGTAAAGCTCTAATCCATTGTATTTGTCATATGTGATAATATCACCATGTCCAAATGTTCTTTTGGAAATCTTAATTTTAAATGTAGTACCGTCTACACCTTTACTTGTGTTTCCTGCTTCAATATCTGCTACAATGTAGGGAAGATCTTGTGCAATTGGAGTTTGCCATTTGTACTCACCACGTGCATTGTCCACCATGATTGTATTCTTTCCACCGAAAGATGCCATTTGATATAAAGGCATTTCAACCTTTTGGGTCATTGCCCAAAGGTCTACTGGTCCCATATCCATAGGTTCTGCTGAACCTAGCATCTGAGTCAAGTGATAAGAATCAACATGAGAACTAGCTTTGTAGCTTGTATCTCTTAGGAAAATTCCATTATTTAATACTGGAGTTGCCATAATTTTTACTTGTTTTTGTTGTTAATATTAATTGTTATTTATTTTTGATTGTTAAATCCGTTTGAATATGTTGTTGGTTCTAGGTAATTTTCTTCCTGACTTCTTCTTTCCTTCTTCCTTACTCTGTATTCCTAAAGAGTTAGATCCGCCTGCATTTGCCTGTTCAGTCTTTAATTTTCTTACAGTTTGCTCAACACTTTTCTGTGCACCTTTATCCATTATTTTTGCTTTGTATCCATCTGGATCTTGTAACAACCATAATGCTTCAGAAATTAATGTATAGTTTGGTTCAACAAACTGATACTTTTCTAAAAGATGACCAAGCAAATTTGTATTACGTCCACTAACAGATGGGTAACTTGGTTGTACTAAACCATTATACAACATTGTTTGTGTTCTCTTATCAACTTTTATATCACCTAAATTACCATCCTTTAATGTTTCATATACACTAGACATGTATTGTTTAGATGCTTGTTCTTGCTGCTTCTTTTTAAGCTCTTGCTCTTCTATCTTTTTAGCAACAACCTTTTCTTGCATTTTATCTAATTTAGGTTTAAACTTAGATGCTTGTTTTTCTAGTTTACCTAAATCTTTCCAAATTTCAATTTCTTCAGAGATTTCTTCTTGTGTTCCATATCCTGTAGCACCTAAATATTCTCTAATAATTGTTTCTTGGTCTTGTTCTTTCTTAATGCTAAGCTCTTTAGTTTTTTCAACTTGAGCTAATGTTGAAAATAATCCTTTAAGATCTTGACCACCATCTGCTACATATCTTGCTGCTACTTGAAGTTCTTCAGGTAAACTAGCAAAAAATTGTTTTGGGGTTTCTCTTCTTACTTGATTAGCTTTTTCTTCTAAATTAGCTTGAATTAATTCTTCCCAATCCTTGGCAGTATAGTCTTCTAATTCTTTATCATCATCAAAAGGAACTATCTTATCATCTTTAATAAGTTTAGAAAATACATCAGATATTCCTGATATACTCTTTCTACCTCTTTTAGATGGTTTTTCTTCTTCTGCAACTTCATCAACTTCATCTAAAGATTCTAGTATATCAGCAGCTTCTTCTACTTTGCTACTAGTATCTTCTTTGGCAGTTTCTTTTTCTGCAGTTACCTCTTCTTTTTCTGTTTCATCAACTTTAGCAGTTAAGTCATCAGCATCATCTTTATCTGGATCAGCAAAAGAAAAATCTGCTTTTTCTTGCAATCCTGATAAAATATTTCTTTTTGGTTTTTCTTCCGCAGGTAATGTGACAGCTCCACTTCCTGGAGCACCATCAAATATTTCATCAATGTTAATGTCTAATGTCTCTACGTTACTGTTCACAGTGTTTGTTTTGGTATCCATATTATTGTTGGTTTTAATATTAAATCCTTATATATATAATATACAAAATGTTTTTTCACATACAATGCAATAAACTTATATAATTTTAAATTTTAGTAAAGTTTTTTGCAGTATATAGCTAACACTTATTTATCTTTCTTCTTTTTATTAGAAGATTGTACATCATACTTGTTTTTGTTTTCTCTAGCTATCTCTAATTTAGTATTAGCTATTTGCTTATCTGCAGATATTTTTTCTCTTTCTACATTTAATCTAGATTGCTCAAGTATTCCCTTTTGAGTTAGTTCTGTACGCTTAAGATTAGCTTGCTCTCTATATTGTGTAGTTTCTCTAATGTCTTTCATAGCATCTTGAAAATCAGATACTTTATTTTCATTAACATCACTCATTGAACCATAACCAGCAGCTCTAATTTCAGCAATAGTTAAATCATTTTGTCTATCCTTATCATTTTCCATTTGCTCAGCTTGCAGTTTCATTTGTTCTTCTTGAGCTTTAGCTTGTAGTTGCTCTTGCTGCATTTGCTGTTGTTGTTGCATATCTTGCTGTCTCTGAGCTTGTATTCTTGCTTCAGAATCTTTTAGTATATCTGTTACTCCAGCAATAGAGTCTGCTTTTACAATATTACCTAACTCATATATTGATGCTCCAGTAGTATTATTAGTTAAAGCCATTTGCTTTAGCTGTTCTAGAATTGCTCTATGATTTGTTTTAGTTGTTGCAAAAACATTAAAGTCTCTTAATAATAAATCAGTACCATTAATTGTAAAGTTTACTTTTTGTGCTTCACTAGATATATAACTAAGTCTGACGCTTGGGTTTGTACTATTATAGAACTGTGCTAAGTCAGTTCTCATTTGATGCACCCTAGGCATTAAATGATCTGAGTGTTGTACAAAGTATATTTCTGTTTGCGCATAGGATTGTTGCATAGCATTAACTACACCTGTTGCAGTTTGTGCTGATACAGCTCCACCTAGACGTTGTGGATTGATTCCAATTGCATCAAAACATTGTTGTTTAAAATAATTAGCTAACTGAATACGTGACATTAATCTACCTGTTTGCTCCATATTAAGAGTCTGGTAGTGATTAAAGTTTGTAGCATTTTCTGTATTAGTAATAGATGTATCTAAAGGTAACATGCTAAAATCTTTCATAGCAGTGTATGCTTTAGCATAATTATTTTTACCCCAATCTTCTCCCATTGAATGACGTGGTAAAGCATTTTGATCAAACATAATTACAGTACCTAATTCATCAATTAGTATATCTGCTATTTGATTATTTACCATGTTATACCCAACCTGATAAGCTTTCATTAAATCTACTAATGAAGTAGATCTTGTATTTCTATCAGAAAATACACGACCTTCTACTGGAAGTTTACACCCATATAATGTATTAGAACCTTTAAATTGGAAAGGTAACCTACCAGGTTTAGTTCTATTAATACCTACATAAATAGGATTAACGTTATCACCCATTGTAGTATGCCACATTGCTGGTACATTAGGTCCTATTTTTACTCCACCCCAAGTTTCATTAATCCAGATCCAATCAATATGTTCTCCCTGTAATAAAGTTTCTTTAGATTTATTTTTAAATATTGATGTATCATATACAGGTTTTTCTGTAATCTTAAATGTTTCATCAATTATTTCTTGAGTAACCTCACCGTCTAGTTCAATTTTAGTAAGATGTCCTACCTTTCTTTGAGTTTTCCAATAGATTGTAGAAACTCTCATCAGGTTGCTATCACCCCATTGTATTAAGTCTTCACTTTCATCTAATATTTGAGATACTATATCTCCACCACTTGATGGGTCATTCCAATAGTTACTTGTATATTGTCTATATGCTAGACTAGGAGAATTAGTATTCCATTCATGTGACCTTGTTGCATCATAATAAGATCCATCATTTTGATAACCGTTAACTTGGTATTGTGCAGATCTAGCTGGATATATTTTTTGTAAAGATTTTAATTGCTTCTCATCCATTAAATACCCATACTTATCTACTACATCAGATACTGTCATTAAATCTATCTTACCTACATAATTAGATTCAGATATATATCTTTGATCTGGAGACTTTTGATAAAATGTTAATACAGGATTCCATAATTCAACATCATAGTCATCCTCTAACATGCGGAAATGCCAGAACTCTCTATCTGCAATTAAGCTATCTCTAAAACCTCTTTCCTCAAGCTCTTGCATTTTGAATCTTTCCTCATCAACATTTAATTGATGTGATGCCCATTCTTCTACACTACTTCTATAAGACTTACTAAAGTAATCTTCTATTTCTGGTAATGATTTTAAATTTTCTGGAGATAGTTTCTGTTGTGCTTCTTCTGATGCCGGATCCATTCCTGCTTCTATCATTGACTGAACAAGATTCCTTTCTGCATCAGCAAGTAATACTTGTTCAATTTCAACTTTCTTCTGCTCCAACATTTCATTGTATGACTTGTCATCTACAGCTCTAAATTGAACTTTATTATATCTCTTAGCAAACTCTCCGCTTAAAACATTAATAACATTAGGTACAATAGGATAAAACTTTAATTCTAACGCAGATTCATTTTCTGTTGTTAGAACATCCATTAGTTCTTTGTAATCATTGTCTTCTTCAACAATGTAATCTGTTTTATCAATAATACCTTTAGCTAATTTATAATTCTTTAAAAGCCTTCTAGCATTTAAACGCAAAAATTCTATTCCTTGAACTTCAAGCCAATCTAAATTCCATGCAGCCCACTCATCAGTTTTTTGTTTAGATGAAATAAACTGAACTGGTTGAGTTAAACTAGAGAACGTAGGGCCGCTCTCTGCCTTAGCTCCATTTTTTAACTGCATTGCATTTAATACTTTCATTCTAGAATATATTTAATTGTTCTATTTATAATTTTTAAAACCTGACCTTCTTGGTCTGGAGCTATTTCTTGATTTATTTTGCCCAATATTTTTGAACGGACTATACTTTAATTTAGTGAATTTTTCTGAATTTACCAAAGAATTATCTTCTGATTCCCGTCTTTTAGAATAACCTCTGTTAGACTGTTGTATTTTTACAAATGCAATTAATGCACCAAATGCAACCAGTCTATCCACGTTCAATCCTGGATAGTAAGCTAACATTTCTTTAATTAACATTGGATCCGGTATTCTTTCAACACCTAATGTTTGATTTGTAACTACACCGTTAATATCAGTTTCTTCATCTATTACTTCTCTTAAAAACTCAATTGCATAAGAAATCAAATGGCTTTTAAATAATGTTCCTGTATTCTTCCAACCGTATTCTTGATATACAGTTCTATTGGAACCCAAGTCTTTTAAGAAAAGTATTTGTTGTTTAGGTACTAAGTATCTCTGTTTTTTTCTAGCAATCATATGCTGGATAAAAAGTGAAATGTTATTCTCTACCAATGTCCAAGCATTATACCATTCAATTATTAATTCAAGTCTTTCATGAGTTTTATTAATGTCATCAAATCTACCACACCATGCAGCTACTACTTTATCTTTTTCAATAAACTGTTCAACATCACCTGCTGCTGTAGTTCTTGTAACTTCAGTTGCATTTTTATATACAAAGATACTACAAAGAGAATCAGATGTAGTTGTTTTTCCTTCTGACACGGGGTCAATAGAAGCATAATATGCACCAAACTCTGGATTCTTTACAGGCCTTTCCCATACAACTATAGTACCTGTTTTATCAGTTTGTTTTTTATCTACTGGAAATCTTGTAATAGGTAATTTATTTGTCCTTTTAGCAAAAATTCCTTTTTCATCCCTATCTAATTTAATTAATTCATAAGGATATTCTTTTTCTTGAATTCTTTTTTGTTGTTTACTTAATATTCCTTGAGGAAAAACAGATTCTTTTCTATATGCAAATGCTTCTGCTATATTCAAAGGTTTTTGAGATATTCTTAACTGATATTGTTCTCCACTTAATTCATTCTTCCAACGTGCTCTTTCCGTTACTATAGCTTCAATAGCTTCATCAATTAAAGAGTTACCATAATCATCAATATAAGGTGGCATAGACCACTGTTCAGGAATAAATAACCCTGCCATACCAATGCCTCCGTCAGCATCCATTAGATTAGTTTCTACTGCATATATATCATTTGCTTTTGGATTGAGTATCATATCCTTTAAAGGATTACACTGTTCCAAGTCACCAACAGATCCTGCAGCTATAAACATACCTGTTGTTACCATACCTGAAGACATTGCAGGACGTAAATACTCATATGTTTGCATCATCTTTGGTGCTATACCAGCTTCTTCATGAAAGAAGTATGTTGTAGGTCCACCTACTCCAGATGTTGCATTCTTTTCAAATGATGCCCCTTGTATTTTAGATTTTAAACCCCTGGCTGTTTTCCTATTACCAACTTTAACTTCTATCTGTTGCTGCCATAGTAAAACCTTTTCTGGATTACTTGGTCTGTACCATGCAGTATGCTCATTCAGAAATGTTTTGTATTCATCTAAAAACTTCCAAGAACCTTTATCATTTATGTAATCTTTTAATGATGCACCAATTTTACATGTACTACCTTCTTCAAACCAGTATGTATTAATTATTTTTCCCATATGAAAATAGGAAGATGCAATCTGACGTTTCTTTAATATTGCAGAGTGTTGATAATGCAACTCTGCAAGTATTTCATACAAAGCCATATGATACTGAGCATCACGCACTTTAGCAAAACCATATTTTTTCTCTTCTTTATCATATATGGGTAAAAAATTAAGCCACATGTAGTAGTCACGTGTTAGGTACCATGTAAGTCCATTGTGTTTATATATCACACCTTCTCTACACTTAATCTTCTGATCTTCCCAATATGCTATAAAGTCTTTAGATCTAAAAGGTTTATCACAATAGAAGCCAAGTTTATTAAAAGTTTTAGCTTCACTATTGAATTCTTTAGACATACTGGTAAAATTATAATTACCAGGCTCCTTAAATATATCCAATAAAAACTTTATAAAACTTTCTCTATCTTCAAACTCTGTTGTTTCCCACTTATTATTATTATATGTAGGAATGGTTTTATACATCTCTCAGAATAGCAAATATATCTCCTTCTTGTATAAGCAAGTGTTCTGTTTCATCATGCTTCATTGGTACGGGTAGGCAATGATCTGTATATTGTACAACATCCCCCACTTTTATTTCTGAAACTGTTTGACCTACACCAACTACAGTTCCTATATTTTCTTGTTCTTGTGCAGATGAAGGAATCATAATTGTAGTATTTTTAAAATACTGTTCAGCTTCCTTTTGTTTGATTAGAATCTTTTTTCCTATTGGTATTACTTGTTGTGCCATTGTTTTTAGTTTTTGTATTGTTAGTTTTTTTTACTTCCTTTTCAAATATTGGTTCATCCCAATAACAGAATAGCCATTTTTCTTGTACTTTCATTTTACATTTGATCATAAGCTAATCCGGCACCTCCACGCACTGAACTTTCTTGCTCTTGTTTCATATCACTAAATGCTCCTTTGTATGATTGTCTTATATTCTCAAATTTAGCTGCTGCATTTACCATGGAATTAATATTTCCATCTCTACCATGTTCTATAGGTGTGACTTCCATATACTTACCTAATCTATCTAACATGGATTTTATACCTACATAAGCTCTGTATGTTGGTGTTTCATATAATTTCTTACACATGTCTAGAGCATATCTTATCTTTCCATCTTCTGGTGATTCCTCCAACTTTACTTCTTCAATTATAATATCTTCTTTCTCATGCTCAGGTAAATTAAAAAATGGATTCATATCAGGATTAGGACAACTCATATAAAAAATATATTGATAAACCTGTAAGTATGTATCAGGATATTCAGTCATAATTGCTTTTAGAAAAGGTAAAGCATAGCAATGTTCTGTTGGAATTACTTTACTGTTTTGTACGTCAAATAGTCTTACTAGCATAATTTATTTATTTGCATCCATTATATCCTTAATATCTTGAAAGTTTGCTTGAACAACTATAGGTGATGGATCTACTATCTGCGTCCCTGTTTTTAAAGTTAATAAAACCAAACCGTTCATAACCCCTTTGTTAAGTGTAGAATAGTATGGGGTTGCTGCCATTATACAAGTTGCATCTATATAAAGATCTTGATAACTACCTGCTTCTACATATTCTTTATAAGGTTGACCATTACTTAAACTTACTCTTACAGCTACTTTTGTTAATGTTATATTGCTCATAATTATCTATTGTCTTTTAACCACATTATTAGTGATGTTACTTCTGATTTTAAGTATGGTAATTCATACATTTTTATACCTTCTAATGAAGGTTCTCCATTTACTATTTTAGTAATGGGATAACCATTATCATCATCTCCAACTTTTTCAAACTTAACATGCTGTATAACCAACTTACCTATCTTAAGTTTGGGGTTGTGCTTTTTAATAATATACGCATAAATACTGAGTTGTAGGTTATAATGGTTTAAATTACAATCATCTAAATTGTTAACAGGACTATACATTTTGTTTGTTATACCTTCCCAATTAGTAAATCCTTTCTCTTTTATTTCCTTATTGGTTTTATAATCATATATGTTTATATAACCATTTACAATTTCAACTAAGTCTGCCTGTCCACATATTCCTGCTGATTTTAAATATACCAAGTGTTCTGGATAAATACCTTCTTTAAGCTTTTGCTCTGGAGCCATTTTAACACCATTCTCATTAGTAATAGGTTTGATAATAGGTATTTGTGTACCATCCCTTTCTATTGTCTTAAAATCAAGCATATCAGCTTCTCTTTGATCATGGTAGTAATTACCTAGATCAATAGCTCTTTTAGTTTCATTGTCCCATGCAGTAAGTATTTCTTTTTCAGTCATACCATACCATTTGGACCTTTTGTTTTTAGATGATTTTTTTGCTTGTCCTTCTCTGTCAAACTTAGGTTTAAATTTACCAATAAAAGAAGTTACGCTTAACCAATTAATAGAGTCATTATCTATACTTTCATATGAATGACCCTCTTCTTTAAATATAATAGCCATAATTATAGTGTTGTAGTAGTATACCACCACAAACCTTCTGTGTTAGTTTCTACTGTTGTTGTTGTGTCTTTGTATATGTAATTAATTTGCATTTTCATCTTTTATAATTTTTTCAAATATTTGTTCTTCTTCTTCCTCAGTAGTAACTGATTCCCAAAAACCTTTTGGACATTCTGAAGATAAAGATCTTACTTTAAAACCCAGACTACAACCACAATCACTACAACATGGTTGTGTTCCAGGTGCTAAACAACTATCTCCTTTAGCATCAAACAAACTACATTTTATGCAGATCTGAAACCTTTCAGTTGCTATAGCTTCAACATGTTCTTTTTTAAATACATTATTCTTTATTCCTTCTGCAATCTTTCCTGCATTTTTAAAGGCATCTAAGTATTTTTTTATCTTGCTCATTTTCCTCTAAACTTTTTCTTACTTAAGATATCATTTTTAATTACTTCAAGAGCCTTTTCCATCTCATTAATATTTGAAGTTATTGTTTCACTTTTTGCATATCCATTATAGGTACGCTTTGCTACATTACCCAACATGCTTTTTTGTTTTTTAATTGCATGTTCTAACTTCTTTTTTCTAAGATAAAAGGTACCTAATCCTTCCACATAAATCCTAGGATGAGCAAGTGATGATAATTTTTTCCTTACTCTACTAAAATAAAATGTTATAAAATCATCAACTAACTGTGAGTGTACACCCACTTCTTCAGCAATACCTTTCTTAAACTCATTATGCTTCTTTGGGTTCATTACCTAATATTTTGTAATCCAATAAAACTAAACCACTTGTTTGTACATTGATTGTTTTATTAATGACTATTGTTTTTTTATTAGTACCCATTTTACTTAATAGTCCTTTTCTTTCTATTTTAGAAATTGCATTTCTAGCTGATTGAGAACTTTTAAATATACCTTTTTCAGTTAACAGATTACAAAACTTAGCTATCTCAATTTTAGGATTAAAAGATAATTCTGCTAAAAAATCTAAATCTGTTTTAGTCAACAGGATATTATTAAAAAAACAATACGTAAGTATTTGATACTTAACTGTTTGATTAATATCAACCTTTAATTTTATATCTACTTTGTTTACTACAGCCATATTATAAACTCATTATCATATCTACAAAGTCAGGATGTGGATAACAATCAGACTTATCTCTCCTTACATTGGTATGTGTTAATAATCCTTTTACCTTTCCATAGAAAGCATCTTCATGAAATCCAAAGGCTTTATGTGCACCATGCTCATGAATATACTGTTGAAGTCCTATTCTAATATCAATATTATCTCTTTCTGCTACAAATTTAATCCACTTTTCAGTTTCCTTAATTTGTTCTTCCGAATAAGTATGCCATATAGAATGACCTCTGAAAGGTTTTTCTAGTTCAATAACCTCAGAATCAGCACATTTGCTATTAAAGTATGTTTTGTGATCTTCATCAAGGTATCCAGCACTGCAAATTTCTAATCCTACAGAATGTCTATTCATCCATCCTGATCCAGTTCTTCCAAGGTGCCACCCCTGGCACTTTTCTGGAAATGCTTGTACCATAACACCATCATATTCAGTATCACCTGTTCTATGATTTCTTCCACCTAATACAAACTCTGTTGCTACTCTTCCTCTTTTATCTCTACCCCAGTGATCAACTGTTCTGTATGGGTTTTCTCTACCTGCCGTATGGTGTAGAAATATATATTCATTAGTTATAGGTCCCTTAACATATTCACCTTTAGGTAAATAGTATCTGTGAATAGTTTGATTATATTCCGTAATAAAATACTCATCAGAAATATCACTATCCTCATCTATTTCATCTAATACTAATATAGATTTATTTAAAAGAAGTGTCCATACAGGAGAATCAACTATTCCTGTTACAGGAAAGTTATTAGAAAGCTGAAATCTAATTACTGCTTTCTCAGTCAATGGTCCAAAATGACCATCAACTGCTATCTTTAATGCCGTTTGAAGTGTTTTGACATCTTGCCCTTTATCACCTTTCTTTAGAAGTTTCATGTTAATCTTCTATTTTAGATGCAGCTTCCTCCATTGCTTGTTTAAATGCCTTAGCTTCATCAGAGTTTGGATTAGACCCTTCTTCTTGAGAAGCATATTGTTGAGCCATAAACATTTGAGCTTGCATACGTTCTGCTCTGGACTTTTCAATAGTAGCCAGTAACATTTCATATTCTGCTTGTACTTCTAAATGAGGAATGTTGTCTTTGTAGAATGCAGTAATTTCTTCTCTGCGTGCTGCCATTTCCTCTTTAGATAAAGTAGGATCTTGGTCTTGTAATGGATTTTGGTTTTTAGAATTTGCCATTTTGCTTTTTTTAATTATTAAACGTAATTTATACAAATATATATATAAATAGTTTAAATAAAAAAAGTTTAGGCCCTTTTATATTTATTTTATTTTTTCATTTAACGCTTTTTGCCTTTATGAAGGCCATGCTTTGCGTGTTGCTTACCTTTCTTGGTAGCTGCTCTTTTCTTCTTGTTAGCAGCAGCTAACTTCTTTCTTCCTGCTGCAGTGCTTTTAAGTTTAGCAATAGTCTTAGAAGGTGCATATACTTCTCCGGTATCCTTACTCTTTTTACCAGAAGGAGTTCTCCACTTCTGTTTAGTCCATTTGTCTAAACTCTTTTGTGATTTAGCTTTTGCCATTACCTTTTCTTTTTAATAGGTACACAATTATTTACAATCTTGCCACCTTTTTTCTTCACGCCTTTCTTGACATAACCAGTCCAACAAGCTGATTTCTTTTTTGATTTTTTATTTGGTAGTGCCATTACTTCTTAGTTTTGTAGCCTCCACCATTAGCTTTATAACGCTTAGCAAGCATCTGAGCTTTACGTGCAGACCATTGTCCAGGTGCTCCACCTTTCCCCCCTGCTTTAATAGAGTTGAAGAGTCTTTTACGCATTGCAGGTTTAGTATAGTTGCCCGCCTTGTTTACTGTACTTTTTTTCTTTGCTGCCATTACTTTCTTGATTTTGCCCCAGAGCATTTCCAACGCTTACGGGATAAATTATTTGGTGTATTAGGATCATTTCTTTTTTTTGCAGAAAGTCTTTTCTTAATTCCTAAACTTCTTGCACAATAACTATCACCCTTTGAAGTACCAGGCTTTACTCTTGGTCCGCCCCCTTTAGCCTTACCAGCTTGTCCGTAACTAACTTTCTTTCCGGATTTAGTTACTTTAACTCTAGCCTTTCCTTTTCTTGGTGTTGCCATTTCCTAAGATATTTTATTGTATTGAGTTACTCCATCATTACTAATAGTTTGTTCCCACTTAGTACCATCTTCAGAAACTATTACTATACGAGAAAAAGTTTTAGTTCCGGTTATAGTTTGATCTGACCCTATATTAACAGAGTTACCACATGTAAACTTTTTTAAATCTGCTAACGTAGTAAGCTCAGAGTTTAATTTAGGATGTTGTTTTAATCTTTCTTGTGTACTTGCGTATCTAGCAATAGCAATGTAATCATCAGCTTTTGGTATCACTGACTTTTTTCTAGTCAGCATACTAATCATGTCTTGTAATATATTTCCCATTTCTATTTGGTTTGGTTTATTAGTAAGCTTGGAAACTTTTCTTCTAGTATATCTCTCAGCATAGCACATCTTTCATACTCCTCTGATTCAATATACCACGCAATCATTCCTTCTAATTCAGTTTGTAAAGGGCCAGAATCCGGATCAAAAGCCATCAGTGCAGAATCCCCATCCTTAAATGAATCTTCTAGTAATGTATGGAAATCAATTTCTCCTGTAAGAACTTTATATGAATTGTCATAAGCCAAATTTACTTGATCTAATTCAGCTTCTTTTTTCTTAATTTCTTCCATAGGATCATACTCCCTCCCGTCTTCTTCTTTACTCATATCTTAAATTATAGAGTTAGTTGCGTTTATATAATTAATATACAAATTATTTGTGAGGGTTGAAAATTAAATTCCATATTTCCCAGTT